GCTGGTTTGACCAGCAGCCCTTTCACAAAGGTTAGATGGAGATGTGAACGCATGGTTGGTTACGTCAAAAGTACCAAGAGTGTCGATCTGAATTTACTTCAGAACGACTACTCTCCCGATATCGACAGTTATCGGGAACATGCTAAGTCACAAAAGGCTAAAGCAAAAGGTGTCGAGAGGCTTGCCTATGAAATCTTTGGATCTGATATTATTGGATCGGTAGCTTTTGCTATTGATCCATATAAAAAGTTCAGATACAAACAACATAGGGTTGCCCCTGTAAGCCGCATACGCTTCTTCCCGTGTATTCGTTTTCAACAAAGGACCGGTTTCCGGCACCAAGTGAACACGACTCACGTGACGACTATAGGTAAAGGGCCTTTATACAGCCCTTTATCTGGTAATGCGACTTATGAATTCGTCGCCGATAATTCTTCTGGCATCTCTATAGATGATCAGGAGTCTATCGACGGTTTCATACGCGATACCACCGCAAAAACTCGTCTGTCTGGCTTCACTCAAGGGGAATTTGAATTGTATTTCCCAAAGATTGAATGCTTTTCAGCCGCGTATTCGCGTGTGCAAAATCGCCATGATACAGTCTCTAACGTTCCGGATTTATACAATCAATCGGTATATTCCGAAAAGTTAGACTACGGATTCATTGGACCTTGTGCTCGCTTGTCTAAGGAAGATCACGACATATTTCTTGATGGTTATCGAACCGACGTTGAGGCTCTTTTCGCCAAAAACGCCATCTTTTTGGTAGGCAGTTGCCTCCCATCTAGACGTCGATACTCATTACTTTATAATGTCGCTGAACTTAGGGACCTTCCCCTTCTAATACGGCATTCCGTCTCATTCTTCAAGGACATTTTTGGTCACGTTCGTGACATAAAAAGTCTTGGAGACTTATACTTAGCGTATAAGTTTGGATGGGAATCTACCGTAAAAGATGTCCTTAGACTGCTCAGTTTGCCAGAGCGTATAAGCCGAGATGTAAATAGGCTTATATCTCGTTCTGGCAAACCGACAACGTTCCGCTCACGGATGTCCGTTGGCGGCCCGTTGGCCACTCTCCCTGGGTTTACCACTGAAACGTTCAACATTTTCGACGAATCGGGTGACTCTCATTCTTCTAATGAGGGTTCCCATTCGGGGGAAATCAGAGTTGCAATCAATGCAATTCTGAAATTACCCTATGTTGACATCCCTTCTGCACAGAGGCTTAATCTGATCCTCCGTCAGTTGGGAGCGGACCCATCTCCAGTTGACATCTTCAATCTTGTCCCCTGGACTTGGCTAGCTGATTGGTTTACTGGCGTAGGAGATTATCTTCAAGCAATTGAAGCTATCTCTTACGATCAGTCGCTAATCAACTATGGTCTCATTACCTTTAAATCTAGAGGTAAATCGACGTTCACTTTCAATGGTATTTCAGCTCAGAACACAGACTCGTCATCATACTCCCCACCTATACCTCCTGTTTATAAGGAGAATATAAGTCGGTTTACAGCGGAACGTTCCGCCGAGTTTTCCTTCAAATACCAAAGAAGGAAAGATGTGATGCCGTATCTAGTCGATGTGAAAAATTCATCTGATGAGACGAGACTTTCGCCTTATCAGTTGAGCATCATTACTGCCCTTGCCGCTAAGTATGGCGATAAAGGTAGTAAGTCTGCTGCACGATTATCGAATAGAGTTGTCAAATAATTTGACAACGTTCGATAAATGCAGATTTTTCTCAGCGTAGGACTTCTGCGTTGAGCTAACCCCACTGAGGATCTTGCTATGTTTACTGACCCTATTTCCGTTGCTGCACAGGGTAACGTTCCTGCTCTCGTTCTTACGAGAGTTTCGAACGGACCGTTTTCTTCAACTTGGTACGATGGCGCAAACCGCGTCTCGCTCCTAGTGAAGCATTCGAACCCAACTCTGCAGGGGGATGCTCCGGAAACCCATTACTTGCAGTATTCGTGGACAAAATCGGTGACCGTGAACAGTGTTGTTCGCGACCTTACCGCTTCTGTTTCACTTTCTGCACGTATTCCCAAAAACTTCATCGCGGCGGCTGATAAATCCGACGTGGTGTTTATGTTGGGAAAGATTCTGGGTGACGCCGAGCTCGGTTACGCTCGTTTTGTGAACTACGAAAGTTAAGTATCGATTCTTTCGATACTTTATTCGCTTTCGGAGGGCACAATGAGGAAACGTAAAGTTCCCTTATGGATTTCCGTTACCAGTACTGGAATTGCTGTTCTCACAGCAGTTGCAACTGGTTTCGTCAATCCAAAGATCGTAACCGCGGTTACAGACTTTCTTTCACGTCTGTCACCGTAGGGTCTTCTAAACATGGCCAGGAATCAGCAACCTCACGGAGGTACTGATGAAAAGCCTGTTACAGATCCTTACTAGCCTCATCATTGATTTTGAGAGGCTAGAACCTGGTGTGAAAGGACTCCATCGTGATTTGCTCACGATGAAGGCACGCATCGAAGCTGAGGGTTATGGTTTTGCAACCATAGCTCTTCCGTCGTTCGGAAAGGCCCTTGACAAAGGGCTTCATGAAGGACGGTTTGCTCCTCTCCACGGGTTCTCTCGAGCCCGAGGATTGTCTCTCCCAAAATTTCTTTTGGGTTTGACTAGCAAAATCTTCGACGCAGTATCCGGTGAAATCCTAGAACATCCTGATGTTCATGCAGTCAAAATGCTGCGCGAACTGACGTATGTTTTTAGGAAACTTGCCTTGGATTCGTCTCAAGTTGAGAAGCTTGATACCGAAGCCAAACGTAAGTTTTTTTCACTAGATAAGTCGATTAGCATCACACTAAGTGATGCGAATCGTTATTATCTAGACCGTGTTTCCTCTTTCGTATTGAAAAATCTTGATGATTTTTCTCTACTTAATTGTAAACATGGCCGGGGTGCCGTTGATGAAAAGTTGACATCCAACCAGAAGTGGTTGGCTGTCTCCCGTGGTATCGAGAGTTTCGATCCACTGCTTCACTTTGCGGGCTACGATCTTGAGAGTTTTCTCAAGTTCGACCCTATGAGTGAAGATTCAGCTTCGTCTTCGTGCAACTTTGTGCGACTCGTTACAGTCCCAAAGAACTCTCGTTCTAGAAGGACTATTACAGTTGAACCTACTTTAAAACAGTATGTTCAACAGGGCCTTAACGATCATTTAAGGAAAGAAATCCTTAAATGTAGTGTGTTAAGGAACTGTATCGCACTTTCCGATCAGGCTAAGAATCAAATCTTAGCTGAGATCGGTTCCCGTGACGGTTCGTATGCAACTCTCGATCTCTCGTCTGCGAGTGATCTTCTTAGCCTTGATTTGGTTAAGATCGTCTTCTCGAAGCATCCCAGATTTTTATCTGGATTGATCTTGAGTCGTACCGAAGTTGTTCAGGATTCTCCTGATCTTCTTCGGAAGTACGCCGGAATGGGTAATGCAACGACTTTCCCAGTTCAATCTGTATGTTTTGCTATCTTATCGATAGCAAGCATACTTGAACATCGTAGGATTCGTCCTACGTTCAGAAATATCGTTGCTGTTGCACGTAATATTCAAGTTTATGGCGATGATATCATCGTTAAAACTGAATATTATACACCAGTCGTGGAATGGCTACACTTGTCAGGTCTTTCTGTCAACCAAGACAAGTCGTACTTTCGCGGTTCTTTCCGTGAAAGTTGCGGCCTTGATGCTTTCAAGGGTTACACCGTAACTCCTGTTTACATTAAGGCGTTGCCAGACGAAACCTCTATCGAAGCTAAGACCGTAGAGAATCTCGTATCGGCCTCTAACCTATTTTGGGAAAGAGGTCTTTATAAGACATCTACAACCATAGTTGATCTCGTCGAGAAAGCCGTTCGAAATCGGCTTCCCCTCGTGAGAAAAGACTCTGGTATCTTAGGCCTCCATACTCGCCGTGACGCGTTTGACTTCCAGCGATGGAATCGAACACTTCATCGTCGTGAGGTTTTCTGCCTCACTTCGCGGGTCCCTAAACGTAGGGACAACCTGGACGGTCATGGAGCCCTCTTAAAGTCTTTCCTAACCCCTCTTATCGGAAGGGATAGTGAGCATTTAAGAGAAACTTCGAAACGATACTCCAAACGGAAATATCGTCTGAGGTGGGTGCACGCCGGGTAACCGACGTGTTATTAGTCTTTTGACTTACGAGTCAAAAGCCAGGGGAGAGCATTATAGGTAATTACTACCTACTGCGTGGTTGAAAAACAACTGCTCATGGGTAGTTTACCCATGAGTGTTTTTCATCTTTGCTTTGCCG